GTTTTTTATTGCCTAATTTTTAACACCGGAGAACAAAATGGCTGGAAATTTAACGCTACCCATCAACATGCTAGTTAACGTCAGTATTGATTATCAAGCAAAGCTACTTAGCCGTGACGCATTTAACCGCTTGCTTATTGTCGGCGATACTGCACCGAACGGACGCGCTACTGATTCAGGTATTTACACCTCGCTTGAGGGCGTAAAACTCGATTATGGCGTAGAAGCTGCTGAGTATAAGATTGCAGAAAAATACTTTGCGCAAAACCCACGGCCAAGAGATGTGATGATAGCCACTGTGACAGCTTTAACTGATCCGTTAGTGTCTATTACCGAAGTCGCTACCAAGACGCTAGGATTTTATGCCTTTTGCTTTGCGACTGAGCCTGCATCAACTGCTATTCAAGGCTTGGCTGAGTGGGCGCAATCTAACAACCGCATGTTTATGACGGTTATGACGACTGATACTGAGGCAGTGACTACTGGTAACTCCTTAAAAGACCTTGGTCAATATCATTATTGCATTACTTATCATGAGTCTTATAACACGGTAGGCGCGGTCGCAGGTATGGGACTTGACCAACGATATGACAAACGCGATGGCATCAAAACCTTGCATCTCAAATCACTCACAAGCGTGGTTAGTACCGATATTACTCAAACACAAGCGGCTGATTTAAAAGCGGCTAAAATTAACTATTACAGCGACTACGGTAATCCTGATAACTCGCTACCTATCTTTGCCAATGGCCATGCGGGTGGCGGTTTATTCTTTGACTTTGTGATGGGCTTTGACTGGTTACGCAACGTCATTGAAACCAACGTGTTCAACGGCCAGCGTCTACGCCGACTAACACCTCAGACTGACAAAGGCATGATGATGATCAAGGCTGATATTGTTAAGGGTCTTGAAGAGGCCGTTAATGCTGGACTGGTTGCACCAGGTCGCTGGAATGGCGCCGCAATTGGCGAGATTGAAAAATATGACTATTTATCAACAGGTTACTACGTCTATAACGAATCAATCCGTGACCAGCCACAAGTCACACGTGAGCAGCGTATCGCACCACCATTTACTATTTTAGCTAAGGGTGCAGGCGCAATACATGACACCGATATCACACTAATTCCAGAAGCATAAGGGGCTACATCATGGCAGGACAAATGAGAACATATTCATTCACGCATCACATCGTTATGGTAAATGGTCGTGAACTTGAAAACTTTGGCGAAGGTGACGACGTTATCACTGCTGAATATCGCGAAGATAGAGTTACTGACAAAGTAGGTGCTGATGGCAACATGCAAGCTTCTGTGAGTGCGAATCAATCGGCTGATATTACGCTTAAGTTTTTGGGCACTGCGCCTGAGAACGAATATCTTGCGTCATTGCATCAACAGTTTGTTGATGGAGAAATAGGCGGGGTATCTGTAGTCGTGCTTAATGCAATCACAGGTCAAGGTGTGGTTGCGACTACCGGTTACATTCCCAAGATTTCAAACTTTTCGCGTGGCACTAATTCACAAGATACAGAGTGGATGATTGTTGTGCCCAAACTAGCTATTCAATCAGCAATGCGCTAAGGATAAATAATGTCAGAATTAAAGCATACGAGTATTGGCGGTAAAAATATTGTACTGAAAAAAGTACCTGCGCGTGATGCTCGTAAGATACAGACCATGCTTATCGCTATGATCGCTGAACCTTTAGCGGAAGCTTTAGGTCAGCAGTCAGGCGGTGATGTTAAGACGCAAGGTGAGAACATACTAGCAGGGATAAAAGGTATTTCAGGTGTATTACCCAAACTCAATGATGGTGAGCTTGACCTACTGATTGACCATTGCAAGCCGTTTATTTTGGTTGAAGGCAAGCCGTTTGACGAAAACGCACAGTTTGATGCTGACACACTTTTCGATATGTATGAGGTTCTTTGGTACTTTTTAAAAGAAACCTTTGGTGGTTTTATCGACGCTGTCCGCTTACGTTTTCCCCAGCTGCAAGCGATGACGGCATTAAAAAAATAGAGACAGCTAATATTGATTGGTATTTAATGAGGGCTTGCGTTAGTGAGCCTCCGTTAGCTAAATATAGCGAGCTTTGTGATGGTACTTACAGCTTAAATGACTTAGCAGACATGCACGAAGCACTGGACGAAATGGACGAGTATAGACGGCGATATGATGCCAAAAACAAATAAATAATGGGTGATTTATGGCAAGAGTAATTGACGACCTACTCGTAGTCTTAGGTTTTAGAGCTGATACGGATGGCGCTGATAGGTTTGATAATCGGCTTGGCGGTATTATTAAAACTGTGGGTAAAGTTGGCGCTGTGATGACAGGTATGAGCGTCGCAGTAGGAGGGGCATTAGCTAAAGTTGCTATTGACACAGCTGAAGCGGTTGACGAAACCAAACGACTGGCCGATGTTGCTGACGTAACCGCTAGTGAGCTACAACGGCTGACAGTGGGCGCTGAGAGATATGGTATTGAGCAAGAAAAATTAGCAGATATTTTAAAAGACGTTAGTGATAAAACAGGTGATTATATCGCCAGTGGCGGCGGAGAAATGGCTGACTTCTTTGATAATGTTGGCAATAAGGTTGGTGTAACTGCTGATGCTTTTAAGGATTTATCTAGTTCAGATGCGCTACAACTCTACGTTACAACGCTAGAAGAAGCTAATGTATCTCAAGCTGAAATGACGTTTTATATGGAGAAAATGGCTTCCGATTCTACCTTGCTTTTACCACTACTAGAAGACAATGGTAAGGGTTTTAAAAAGTGGGGCGATGAGGCAGAGCGTGCTGGTGTATTAATGAGCGAAGCTGACTTTGCTAATAGTGTTGATCTTATTGACAACTTGAAAAAATCCAAGCTTATCTATAAAGGCTTGATTCTTGAAATAACTAAAAAAGCAACTCCTTTTGTTAATAAGGCGCTAGAGTGGATTATTGATAATCAGGCTCAGATTAGAGCAACGGCTGAATCAATAGCTGACGGTTTTAGGATAGCAATAGATGCTGTTTCTGATGCTTATCAATTTATAGGCGATAAAATAAAATGGATTGATGATAATTCACAAAACCTTATAAATACCCTAAAAGTTATCGGTGGCGTAGCGGCTGTTATTGCATCGGCATTATTATTAATGTACGGCCCTGCTATTGCAGGATTTATATTAATGCAAGCCACTGGTATATTGTCATTTTTATTGCTACAAGGTGCAGCTATTGCGAGCGCTGTTGCTACTGGTGCCGCTTGGCTGATAGCTTTTGCACCATTCCTCTTGATAGGCGCTGTTATCGCGGTCGTTATTGGCCTGCTATGGCTGGTGTATGACAACTGGGCTGCAATATCAGCAGGAATAAAGGTTGAGTGGGATAAACTGACGCTTGCTTTTAATATGGGTATAGCGGCCATTCGTGCTTGGTGGTCAGATCTGATGTCATCTATATCAGACGCATTTAGTTCGGTAGTGACTGCTATAACAGGTATATGGCAGGGACTTTGGGATGGTATAAAATCTATTGCGTCAGGTGTTATTGACGGTATTATTGATAGAGTGCAGTCTATTATTACGATGGTGGTGGGTGCGATAAACAAAGTTAAAGAGTTGGCCAAATACTCGCCAAGTAATCTAGTTACGGGTGCAAAAGACTGGCTTAGTAGCACGCTTGGTGGTGGTGGTAGCAGTAATAGTGATAACAGTGTTAGCCAAGTTATTAATGTCAAAAGTACCGATGAGGCTAATATGATTGCAAACGGTTCTATCACAAATGCAATGCGGAAAAATACCAATGGCTATAGCTAAGGGGTTAAAAAGTAATGCTAAAAGCAACGATTCCACAGCTGGGTGATCTAATAGCTGACGTGTGGGTAAGCGAGCGTCATCGTCGTGAGATGGAGCTAACGCAAAACCCTATTGAGTTCGGCAGTCCTGTCACTGACCATGCTTTTGTTAAAGCTCAGTCATTATCCGTCACCTTTGGCGTGAGTAATACGCCATTGGCTGACAATGATAGCTTTACTGATACTGACCGTGTTGATGAGGCAAGGCAAAAACTTTATGAGCTGCAAAATAGTAAGACATTTTTGAGTGTCAAGACTATCAATGGTGGCGAATATAAAAACATGATGCTGGTTGGTATCGGCTGGTCAACAGATGACAGTAATCCTCA